AAATTTGTCGATTTTTGTGTTTTTTGTTTATACTTGTAACTTTTAGTTTGCCACATGATTTGTCGAAAAAACATCAAATTTGCCACAACTTTGTCGAAAAAAGTATATGTTATGAATGTTGTTATCACTGTATACTTTTTTATGTATTATTTTTAGTAATATTAATTCTAGTTTTATAATAATTATTTATAATCAAATATTGATGTTTTATTTATATTGTTAATATATATTAACTATCTATAAATGATATTATAAACACATTATGAATATATATAATGGTGGTAGTTATTGATAATATATTTATATTATAATTTGAAGTTTATAATTATATTTGATATGTTTAAAATTAATTATAACATATGATTTTAATCTTATTTATTATGTTAAAAAGTATTATTTTATAAAAAATATATTTAATAATTATAGAAATTATAGAAAAATATTATATTTACATGATTTTATAATAATTATTTATAATCAAATATTGATGTTTTATTTATAATTTTAATATATATTATCTATCTATAAATGATATTATAAACACATTATGAATATATATAATGGTAGTAGTCAATAAATATTTATTATTAATATAATTTGAAGTTTATAACAATATTTTATATGTTTAAATTAATTATAACATATGATTTTGATCTTATTTAATATATTAAAAATGATGGATTAATTATTGATAAATTTATTACAAAATTATTAAAAATTAGAAATTTTTACAAAAAGTCCATTGAAAATTTCTCAAAATATTTTTAATAATAATTTTTTTTTTTACCCCCTCAAAATAATTTCGACAAAGATTTGTGGCATCTTGTAGAAAAAAGAACATGTATAATAATTTACCTTGCCACAACTTGCCACAAAATTTGTCGATTTTTGTGTTTTTTGTTTATACTTGTAACTTTTAGTTTGCCACATGATTTGTCGAAAAAACATCAAATTTGCCACAACTTTGTCGAAAAAAGTATATGTTATGAATGTTGTTATCACTGTATACTTTTTTAGATATTATTTTTATTATTAATATTTATAATTTTATAATATTAATTTACAAGTAGTATTCAATATCTAAAATCATATTTAAACATATATTATATATCTATAAATGATATTTTGATAATTCTATAAATATATATAATGTAGGTTATCAATGAATACTTATTAATATCATAATTTTAAGTTTACGATAATATTGTATGTATTTTAAATCAATTATAATATATATTTTTTATATTATTTTGATATGATAAATTAATAGATTAAAAACTTATTAATTATTGATAATTTTGTTAAAAATAAAAAATTTTACAAAAAGTCTATTGAAAATTCTGAAAAATATTTTAAAAAATAATTTTTTTTTTACCCCTCAAAATAATTTCGACAAAAATTTGTGGCATCTTGTAGAAAAAAGAACATGTATAATAATTTACCTTGCCACAACTTGCCACAAAATTTGTCGATTTTTGTGTTTTTTGTTTATACTTGTAACTTTTAGTTTGCCACATGATTTGTCGAAAAAACATCAAATTTGCCACAACTTTGTCGAAAAACATATAAGAATATTATATAATAATATAGTAATATATGAGTTTTCAATGCAAAAAGTGTGACAAAATTTTTAAATACGATTATTTATTAACACGACATAATACAAGAAAAACACCATGTGTAAAAGATAATAATGAAGAAGCTATTCAAATATTAAATAAGAAAATAAATGAAATATATAATGAATCATTAGAAAGTACAAAAACATGTAATTTTTGCAAAAAAGAATTTAAATGTAAAAGAAATTTAATACGTCATATGGATAATTATTGTGAACATAAAAGAAAAATGGATGATAAAAAAAATATGTTGGTATTAGAAGATATTAATAAAGAACATAATAAACATTATCAATCAAATCCTAAAATAATAAATAATAATATTAATAATAATAATAATAATAATATAAATAATAATATTAATATTATAAACAATATTAATAATATTAATAATATACAATTAAATGCTTTTGGAAATGAAGATTTATCACATATTACACTAAGTGAATATAAAAAAATATTATCAACATTTTTTCCTGGATTTGTTGAATATATTAAAACAATATATTTTGATGATAGAATGCCTACAAATCATAATGTTTACATTTCAAAAATAAATTCAAAATATGCCTATATATATGAAGATAATCATTGGTATCTAAAAAGAAAAAGTGATATTGTTGATAAGATTCTTACACGAAAAAGATTATTATTAAATGATAAATGTAATGAATTATATGATAACAATATGATTGATGAAAATATTTTCGATTTACATGGAGAATTTAATAGAAATTATTACGATGGTGGAAAAGATTCAGAAAAATTATTATCAGATGATATTGAATTATTATTGTTTAATTATAATAAAAAAATATTAGAAAAAAATATTAATAATAAAGAAATAAATAACTAATAAATAACTAATAATTACTAATTACTAATTACTAATTACTAATTACTTATTTTTTTTTATTTTTCATCCATTGGATCGATATAACTATCCATATCAGAATTAATGTTATTTTTATTTCCATTCATAATATTAGAGGGATTTTGTTGTGTTTGCTGTATTTGTTGTAATTGTTGCATTTGTTGTAATTGCATTTGTTGCATTTGTTCTGGATTTTGCATCATATTCGGATCATATTCTGGTACAAATTGTGGTCTTAATAATTTACGTTCTAATTTTTTAATATATAATCTCACTTTATTATCTTGCATTCTAAATAAAATAAATAATACAATAACAACTATAATAGTATTAATACCAAGTACAATAAGAGTTTCTTGTTTTTGCATATATTAAATAATATCTATTATATTAAGAAATTTTAAACACAAAAAATAATAACAAAAATTGAATATTTTATGATTAACTATATTAAATCATAAACTATTATCATACAATGTATAATATTTTTGGACTTGTTACATTAATATTAATAAATTATCTATCAAAATATTTTCAAATATTAGTAGAATCATATTTTTTACTTAGAAATGAACATCATTTAATAATGTTAAATAAAATATTTATTAAATTTGATCTAAAATTTGAAATAATAAACATTTTACTTTTATATACAATATTTTTAACTAAATATTTTTTCTTATTAATCTTATGTTATAAAATATATCAAATTTATAAATTAAATATATCACTAGAAATATTAAAATTTAATATCATACTTTATTTTGATATAATAATATCATTTTATATTTTAGGAATGTTTTATCCATTTTATATTGGTTTATTATTTTGTTTTATTGATCCACAACTATATCATAAAAGTTAACTATATCATAAAAGTTAACTATATATATGTTTCAATAAGAAATCATAATTTGATATTTCATTTCTAATAATATTTATTAAATCCAAAGAAAATATCATTAATTCAGAAATTAAATAAATTTTATTTTCTTCTTTATAATATTCAGATTTTATTTCAATCCATTTTTTTATTTGTATATCTTCATTTGATTTTGATCCAATTTCACATATTTTATTTATAAGATAATCACCAAATATTTTAATATCATCTAAATTGATAATATTATTTTTAATAAGATTTATAAAATATTCTGCATCAATATGTGTATTTATATCATCTGTATTTTTCCTATTAAATATCAATATAAATTTTTTAATATCATTTAAAATTTTAACACTAATATTAAATTCTTTATCAACTATATCTTTTTCTATAATATTTTTATAATTTTCAATGATTTTTTTTGAAATATTATTTGATAAATTTATTATTAGTTTTAATCTGTCATAATCGAAATTTTTCATCATTTTATCCATATATTTTTTAATTAACTTTTGATCATTTATTATATTTTTTAATATTATTTCTTTTTGTTCTCTGTCATATTTGTCTGATTTTTCTATCAAATCATGTGATTTTTGTAAAGATATCCATTCTGCAGAATAATAATTAATTTTATCTATTTTATCTTTTTCTAAAAATATTGTGATATAATGTGAATATAAATTTAATATTTTATTAAAATTAATAATATCATATGAATCATTATTTTTTAATTGTGATAATTTTGTTAATTCTATTATTATTTTTTGTGATAATATTATTAAATTATTTTTGTCATAAGTATCAATATTACCAATAATAATACTTGGTGAATAATAAATTAACCATGCGCATAATAATTTACGTGAATTAATAACAATATGTATTGATGGATCTTTTTTATACCATCTATAATAATATTTTAATATCATATTTATTTCATCAATATTATTTTTTTTACTAATATATGATGATATATTATCAAATTTCATATTTATTACTTCTTCTTCAGAAGAAAATAAATCAGAATAAGATCCAATATCATTTAATTCTGTAAATATTTTTGTAGAAGATATTATTCTTTTAAATTTTCTTAATAAAAAATTACTCTTAATTCTATCTATAATTGCTCGAGAAGACAACATTCAAATTATAATTAATTTATAATTAAAAAAAAAATATGGTTAAAAATCTTCTTGATAAATATAAAATATTTATTTATCACATTTATATTCATTTGGATTAGATGGATCTATATTTGCATGATAATTTAAATCACAATCAATTGCTGATTCTTTTATAGCTCTCTCAAATTCATTAACTAATTTATTTTTTTTCATAGATAATTTATAAATATATTGATCAATAGTTTCTTGATCATCTTCATGAACTGATAGATATATATAAACTTTTACATTTCTTTTCTTAGATGGAAGATCTTTATGTGAACAAAATCTACTTGCTCTACCTATTACTTGCTCAAGACGTGGAAGATTCCAATAAGGATCAATAATATGAACTTGACGCACCCCTTTAAAAGATACACCTTCTTTTATTGATGATGAACCTAAAATTATTTTTAATTTAGAACCATTAAGATTTTTTTCCATATTAAAAACAGTTTTAATTTCTTCTTTATAAGCCATATTCTCATCACCTGACCATATTGCAAATCTTTTTGTTCCCTCACCATATTGTGCATAATCTTTATAACCATATGCTTCTAATACTTTAATAAAACTTTTTAATCCGGCAAATTCTTTAAAACTACTATATACAAAAACTTTACCAGTTGCTCTATTGATACGATTAATCATATTATGAAATTTAGTTGAATATTTTTCTAATCCATTTAATATTTTTAATTTAGTAAAACTTTCAAGACCTTCATCGCCTACTTTTTTATTTGGAAAAACTATATTTGATACATATCTTGTTCCAATAAAAAAATTATTTGGTAATTGTGATACATTAAGATTTTTATTTACTTTTTTTTTTATTTTTTTAGTATCAATATTTTGTTCATTTCTAACTATTGCTTTATATGATGCATATTGAAAATCAGACATCTCACATTTTACATATTTAATTTTCATTTCTGGAAAAACATATGATGGTGCTCCTCTAAAAAAAGATATATAACCTTTAATAATAGATTTAAATTTATCCATATTTCTAGTAGTAACTTTATATTCACCATTTAATTTTAATTTTGATTTTATAAATTTTTTATCAAAATCTGTACCAACAGGAAATTCTGTATCAGGTCTTAATAAATTTATAGTTAATCCTAATTCATTTGGTTTATCAAACATTGGTGTTGCACTTAATAATACTGTTCTTAAATCTGATGGAGCATTTTTTATTAATTTATATAATTCAGTATAATATGTTCCTTCTTCAGAAACCATATTTTGTATTTCATCAATAATTAATAAGGTATTTTTAAGATTTATTTTCTTTTGTTGTACATATTCAATAAATTTATTATATGAATATATTTTATAATATTTATCTATTCTTTCATCTGTTTTTTTAATAATATCTTTATATTTTGGATCTGATGGATGTAATTTTTTTATAATTTCTCTTTCTGCTTTAGTTATATATTCATTATTAGCACATTGACTTCTTAATTCAGTTCTAAAATTACCTTTCAAAGATGCAGGTAAAACAACAATAATTTTTCTATGTTTTTTAAATCCTTCACCAACTCGTACAGCGGTACATGTTTTACCAGCACCGATACGATGATATACTAGAACACCTTTATACGGTGTTTTTGGATTTAAAAATTCAGATATAAATTCTTGTGGTAATTGTAATTCATATTTTTTTGGCATACAAATTTCATTAAATGTTTTTTTTTTCTTTGGTATTTTATATTTTTTATAAATTTTATTTATATCTTTATAAAATTTATCTGATTTAATATTAGGATATTTCATAAATATACTTATAATATAAATAAATAAAAAATTTTAATATTATTCTTGATTATCATTTGAATATGATTGATGATTTACATGTGGTTCACGTGGTTTACGTGATTCATGTGGTTCACGTGGTTCACGTGTTTCACGTGGTTCACGTGGTTCACGTGTTTCACGTGTTTTATATGTCGAATATTTATTATATGGACGTTGAGATTTATATGAATTTTTTGGCTTATAATTGCTAACGATATTATCTTGATTATTTGTATTGGTTACATCTATTAAATCATCATGATTTGTATCATAATTTGTATCATGATTTGTATCATGTGTTGGTTGATGTGTTGATTGATGTGTTGCTTGATGTGTTGATTGATGTGTTGGTTGATATTGGGAAGGAATTATTGGAAATGTACATTCATGATACATAGCTCGCAATACACTTTCAAGACAGCGTTTTAGTGGAAGTTGTCCTGCTTTATGAGAACGAGCAATAAGTACACGTAGAAGATCTTCATCTGTAGATTCAACAACAGATTTTGTTAAATTATCATAATCATTGTATGAAAATTTTAATGCATTACTATTTTTATTAATACCACTAGAATTATGTGGAGAACGTTGAGAATATTGAGAATGTTGAGAACGTTGAGAATGTTGAGAACGTTGAGAATGTTGAGAACGTTGAGAATGTTGAGAACGTTGAGAACGTTGAGAATATTGTGAATGTTCTACTTGATTTTGTTGTTTATGTTGTGAATTCATATTATATCTAGCACGCGAAGATTTATATTCTAATACATTTTGTTGAATATTATTTACATCGTTATTTACATCGTTATTTACATCGTTATTTACATCGTTATTTACATCATTATTTACATCGTTATTTACATCATTATTTACTTTTTCATTATGCTCATCTTCATTAAATTTATGATCAGATAGATTATCATTCCATACTTCTTGTGTTATTTGGTGTTCAACTGATTTAGTCACAACTTCTATTGTTTTATTTTCAGGTTTATTTTTACCATCATCTTTACCATCATCTTTATCATTATCATCATCTTTATCATCATCTTTAATATTTTGTGATTTAGATTTCTTTTTTTTCTCATATACAACATTTTGTTTTTGTTCCTTTTGTTCTATTTGTTCACCATCTGATCCATTATCTTCTTGTTTTGTAACTTTAACCTTAGTTTTAGATTTTTTTTCAACAGATGTTGATGTTGTAGTAGATGATTTAACAGATTTAGGAGGCATTATATATTTTTATATCAGTAGTAGCTTTATTAAATAAAATGTATAATTTTCAATTTTTTCTTAACTTTTTCTTAATTTTTTTTAATAGTTAACTAATTATAACATATAAATAATATGTCAAATATAACACAAGAAGAAATTATTACTAATTTACAAAAAGCAGGAAATATACATTATAAAGTTCGTAATGAATGTCGCCAATTAATTAAATCAAATATAAAATATTATGATATTGTATCTGCCTATTATAAAATTATAGAAAAATATTCAGATGATAATTCAGGTTTAGCATTCCCTATTGGATTTTCAGTAAATAATATATGTGCACACGATTCATCATATAATGGTGATACACGATATTTAAATAAAAATGATATATTAAAAATAGATATAGGAATACACTATAATGGTTTTATAATTGATTCTGCACAAACAATAATCGTTGATAATGATATCAATAACGATATCAATAATGTTAATGATAATATAAAAAATTTAATAAATTCAACAATAGATGCAACAAATTGTGCTATAAAAAATGCAGGAGTAGATGTGCGATTATATGAATTAAGTGAATTAATATATGAAACAATAAATTCATATGATAATATTAATCCAATAAATGTATTAGGTGGACATAATATAAAACAATATCAGATACATGGTGGAAAATTAATATTATGTAAACCACATGAAATACAAAAAGATATGAAAATGGAAGAGAATGAAATTTTTGCAATAGAGACATTTGCATCAACTGGATCTGGTGAATTAATAAATTATCCAAATATAACACATTATAAACAAAAAAAATTTGACAAACAAACAGATAAATTTATGAAATTATATGATATTAAAGATTATATAAAAAAAAGAAAAGGATTACCATTTAATTATGATTGGATAACTTATAAAACTGGTAAAACTGGTAAAAGTGATAAAATAAAAAAAGAATTAAATAATCTAGTTAAATATGATATAATAGAACAATATCCACCATTATCTGATATTAATAAAAATACATTTACATCACAATTAGAACATACTATATATGTAAAAGAATCAGGTATTATTAATTTAAGTAAATTTGATGATTATTAATTTTAATTAGTCAACTATTTTTATATAATATTATAATATATGAATTTACATTATGATATGTCGCTTATAAAAGTATTAATGTTATTATTAATTTTAAAATTAGGATCAACAGATAATAATAATTTAAATACAGTTATACATAATAATGAAATCATAAAACATATTACAGTAATTATAATAATAGCAGTATTAATATCTTTGTTATATAAAAATATGGATATTACACAAATTATATTTTATTCATTAATAGTTTATGGATTATATATCTTAACTATAAAAATAGATAAAAAATATATAGTTTATGTTGGATTAATAATAACCATATTATATTTTATTGATTATTATAATAAAAGAATAATAGAAAATACAAAATTAGATAAGAGTTTAAGTTCAAATGAAAAATATAAATTAATTAAAAAATATAATAAAAAAAATAATATGTTATTAATGACATTTATTTTAATAGTTATAGGCGGATCTATTTTATATGATGATAAACAATTTATTCAACATGCTAATAATTATTCAATCACAAAGTTTATAAAATAATTTTATATAATAATTTTATATAATAATTTTATATAATTTCATCACATAATCCTTTTTGTACACAGGTTTTGGCTTCCCACCAATAATCATGTTTTAATGCTTCTTCAATTTGTTTTTTTGTCATTTTTCCCTTAGTTTCTTGAAAATATATATTAGTTAATCTTTTCATATCTTGTTTAGAATTTTGCATATCTTCTTTTAGTTCTTCAAATTTACCATACATACCTGTAGTTAATTGGTGTATTAACATTACACATGATTTTTGTATTTGTCGTTTTTTTCCACCTAACATCATTATAGTACCACCTGAAGCAACATAACCTTCTGCAATTGTAACTACATTATATGATTTAGATTTTAGAGTATCATATGCCATTAAACTAGCATACAGATCACCACCATTTGTTGAAATATGAACAAATAAATCAGGCTCACAAAAATATTTATGATATGGATCTGCTTTAATTGTTCGTATTTCATCTTCAAATTCTCTTATTAATCTCATCAAAGTATCAATTGATTCAACAGTAACATCAGTTTTAAAATAAATATGATTTGCTTCTCTATATACTTCTTCATCTTGTTTTTTCTTCTTTTTATCAAATAAATTTTCAAATAAATTTTCAGTTATAAGTTTTCCTAAATCCGAACCATCTGAATTTTTTTCAATAGAATTGTATGGTCTTTTTCTAGACATATATTATATAAATAATAATTATTTTTTTATGTAGTATTATTTTTTTTTAATTCATATGAAATCATCATATGAAATCATCATATGAAATCATCATAGTTTAATATAAAATTTTTTGAATTAATATTTCGTGAATTTTTTATTTTAGCTTTCATTAATAAGGTTTCCATATCACCTGCAAAATTATTATAAATTTTATGATTTGATATAATATATTTTTTTACTTTATCGTATTCTAAATTATCAATATTCCAGTTATCTTTTTTTATTTTATGTTCTAATATATTAAATAATTCTTCTCCAGAATATCCATTAATTTCATATCTAAATGGAAATCGTCTTTCTAAACCACTATTTACTCTAAAAAAACATTCATCTATTTGTTCTTTATATCCCGCAATAATACAAATTATATCTTTATTTTCTGATAAATTTTTATTTATAATATCTATACATTCTTTAGAATATGTATCTTCATTTCCAGTATTTCCAAGAGAATATGCCTCATCAATAAATATAACTCCATGTTTTGCTTTTTTAAATATTTTAGCAGTTTTTTTAGCAGTTCTACCTAAATATCCTGATATTAAATCTTTTCTAGTAACTTCAATAATTTTATCATTTTTAATTAAACCACATCTTGCATATATCTTTGAGAGAATACGTGCAAATTCTGTTTTTCCAACACCAGGAGGTCCTGTGATTACTGTATGTAACATTTCTTTTGAATTTGAACAACAGGATATTTTTAATTGACAATCAATACATGAATTACATTTAATAGAATTATAACCACGACATATGTATAATATTTGACTAATTACTTTGTTTTTTAATTCTATTAATCCAATCATATTATTTAATTCTTCTAATGGTTCAATTATATTATTTAATATTCTCAAATTTATACCATTATATTCTTTAGTTGAAATACAATTATATGATCTACCAAGATTTATAAGATCATTTAGATTTTTTATATCTTTAATAATAATTTTATTATTTTTAATATTTTTATTATTTGTATTATTTAAATCATGAACACAAGTTTTAGATGTACAAATAATATCAACTGATTCTTCATAAAAATTGTCTAAATTATTATATCTTTGACACTTTTTATCATTCTCGATATATTCTGAATGTAATCTTTTATTAGATACTTTCATTACACTAGTTTATACTAATTTATACTAAATTATAAAAATTTATATTAATTTATAAAAATTTATATTATAAATTGTATTTATAAATAAACAATAATTTTATATGTTAACTTTTTTTAACTTTTTTAACTTTTAATATATTTTTTTTTAAATTCAGATAGACTAATTATTGGTGTTTTATATTTTGTGGCATTAGTAAATTTATTACTTGATTTATCAGCATCATCTGCGTGAATTAATAATGATGTTTTTGACGATACACTAGAAGATATTTTACCTCCATTTTTTTCAATAAATTCAATTGTTTCTTTGTCACGCGTTCCAGTAAGACATATAGATTTATCTTTGAATAATTCTCCAATTGGTTTAATAATTTTAACTTTTAATAAATGATCAAGATTATACACATCATTTATTTCTTTAAAAAATTTCTTAAACTCTTTAAAATTATCAACAAATCTCTCAGCTAATTTATCTGAAAATCCCTCAACTTCTTTAATTTTTTCTATAAATTCATCTCTATTCCATTTTTCTTTCATTATATTTGGATATTTATTAATAATCTCTTTTAATTTTCTTTCTCCTAAACCTCTATCCATATGAGAAGCAGCCATAAATTCATGTAATTTTAATTCATCAAGTTTTAAATATATTTCTTTATAAATTTTTGTTATACTCTTTTCTCCTAATCCCTCTATATCATATAAATCTTCTTCAGGTGCTCCTATAATATCCGCAATAGTTTTGTATTCTTCTTTATATAATTTTGCAATAATTCCTTCACTTAGATATTTTACTCCTATTTTTCTAAAAAAGTGTAATATTATTTTTTGTTGAACTATATCAATTACATCTTGACTAATTTTTTTGTTATAATCTATAATATAATCAACTTCGGTTTCATTCCATTTATATGGAATTGATGGTTCTGATGGTTCTTTTGCTGGTTTTGTAACTTCCATAATATAGGGTATTACATCACCACTTCTAATAATTTTAATTTCTGCACCTTTGTTAATTTTATTATCAACAACTGTTTTTGCATTATGTGCAGTTGCTCTAGTAACTGTTGTTCCTACTAAATCAACTGGATATATTTCAACAACTGGTTTTAAATATGAATCCATAGTTGGTTCCCATATAACTTCTTTAACTTTTGCAATAGTAAATTGATCATCTAAAACCATTTTAAAAGCAAAACCGTATTCTGGATAACCAATCGGTACTGTATATGATTTAGATGAATCAATAATAACTAATCCATCAATCATAAATTCTGAATTTTTTCTTCTATCAATAAGATATTCTTTAAGAAAATTTTCATCAATTGATTTTTTAACTTGATATTTTGCTAAATGTAATTTATAACTTTTTAATAATTTCATTTGTTCTTCTTGTTTATATTCGGGATAAATTATAGCATATGTTACAAATTTAATTAATTTTGCAAAAGATACATCTAAATCTTTTTTTGTTCCAACAACCCCAATAACAGCATTTCTTATATTTTTATATTTTGTATTTGCTTTTTCAAAATCATCTTTTGATATAATCAATTCTCCACGTACACTATATCCAGACGGTATATTCTTGATAGACCCTGCATCAATATATTTTAATAGATCTGTAATATCTTGACCAATATTTCCTTCATCGGTCATTTCACCTCTTGTATACATTTTTAATCCAAGTTTTGGATCATTATATATTTGTGCCGATACTCCATCTAATTTATCACTAACAATATATGGACCTTTATATTTATTAAGCCATTGATCTAAAAATCCAGTATCTGGTTTTATTTTAGATAAACTACCCATTGGAAAAGGTATTTTAACTTCTTCTTTTGATATTTTTACTTTTGCTCCAATTTCTTTAAAAAATATATTTTCAGGATCTCTTTCTTTTAATTTATCGTATAATATATCATATACATGATCTGTTACTAAAGGTTTATCGGTAGAATGATATGCTTCATTAAATTTACGTAATATTTCAACTAATGTATTTATATCTGTATATGTTGCGTATGATAATGGATCTGTGTTTATTTCATTTAGTATTTTTTTTGTTATTCTCATGAGATATATTATAAATAAAATATTTAATTTTTAATTAATTTAAATTCAATTTTTTTTTGAAAGAGAATTTTATCTTTTATGTCTGAAAAATATATTAAAAGTTAAATTAATCATTTTTTAAATTTTATTATATTCAAATTCAAATTCAAATTCAAATCTATCAAAAGTTTCATCCAATTTTTTTTCTGTATTATATTCAAATAATTCAATTTGTTTTATTTCTTCAATATCATTATTATTTTCATCACCATATGAAGATATTGATGTAATAGATATTGTGTCATCATTGTTATCATTGTCGTCATTGTCGTCATTTATTTCAGTTAATTCATTTTGAGTAATATTTTTTTTACATTCATCTAATTCTTTTTCAAACTGATTATATAACATATTCATTATATTTTTTAATTTTTTTAGAAAATTTTGATATGGTTCATAATATTTTGATTTGATATTATCTTTTAATGAATTTAATAATTCAGTTATTTTAGTTAGATCATTAATATCTTGTTCATAATTTAAATTATAATTTTCGATATCTAGTTTCATATTATATTAATTATATATCAATAATTATATATATATTATAATTAGATCATTATGATTAATAATCAATTTTTTTATCCATTATCGTTAAAATAATCATTATATAAAAGATAACTTGCAACTGATAGTCTGTTAAGAGATAAAAAAACTATTAGTAAATATTAAGCTTAAAAAATATATAAAAAAAATAATACAAATAGTATCATATTATTTTTAATATATAATGAATTTTTTATAACATATTGTGAATTATCATTTTTATTTATATCATTTTTATTTATATCATTTTTATTTATAGTATTTATAGATTTACTTAAAAAACGTCTATCCGATAGAATTTTTAAATTTTTTATATCATTTTTCATTAAATTATAATATTAATTTAATAAAATTAATAAATAAAATATTTATTTTTCAATTTTTATTGAAAAATATGTGTATAACATTTAGTGTTTTTTCTTTTTATCTTTTTCTTTTGTTTCTTTTTCTTTTGTTTCTTTTTCTTCATATTTTTCATCTTCATCTTCTGAATCTACTTTCTTTTTTTTATCTTTAGATTTTTTATCTTTCTTT